GTCTAACTGAACTAATGCAGGAAGTCAAGTTTCTACACAGGATGATGATCAACTTTCGACGACTTCGGGGGAGCGTCGTTTAAGTTATTGAATTATTTCGTTCATTAGATTTCCTATTTTGGGCTATTTTCCGAGAGCATCTGAAAATCCATCAGGACGGAATACGTTGAAAAGAAAACTAACAACGATGCACATATAAACAATATTACAATAAGGAAGTATTTCAAATCATCCATTGAATAACTCCGTAATATCATATTCAAATCTATTTCTCATCTTAATCATAGTTTCTTCTGGTACTCTATGAATTGACCCGTAACTATTCTGACATAATATAACTTTTGGGATTATCCCTAGATCTTTTGCTATATTGAAATATGGAGCTAATTCTTTCTTGGTGGTAAATGTATTTGAAACTATTACAGCACCATTCAAATCATATTCAATCAGAAAAGCTAAACGTTCTAAAGTATTTTGTTGACATTTTTCGTGAGCAGTTTTTATATGCTTGAAATCATAATTATATTTACCAGTTTCATCATAAAAGTAATCATCGGCTTCATATACAAAAGCGTATTGATATCCTTCTTTGATTCGTTTCGCTAACGTAGATTTACCCGAGCCAGGTAAGCCTCTAATTAAGATAAGTTCTTTATTCATAATTTAGATTTTAATTTCTTCGACATTATGAAGATTACAGAAACTCTTTATTATTATTTCTTTAGAAACATATCCGCCTTCATCATAATATTCTTCTAAAATTTCTTTTTCAGTTATTGTAACATAATCATCATTTTCAATATAAGCAAAAGTTCTCATATATTACTCCATTAACATCACTTGATTGAATTCTTCTAGTATATACTTAAGAGACATACCATTAACCTTCATAGAATCAGTATACTTAACATCATATACAATTCTACCCGATTGATTATCATAAATGATAATACTACCAGGTTTTAGGTCTTTATAATTTTTCATAGTAATTTCTTTCAATTTATATCGCTCCTCAATTGATTCTTATCTAATAATTCATGCGCATTATCGCATAAATTTTTTAAGTTAATATCTTTGAAAATCCAAACGAAGTTCATATTAGTCTCGTAATCTGCATATTCCCAAGCCTCGTGAAAATTAGAAAATTCACCTAAATGGACTAATTCGTTTGTATTTAATAGAGCATAGTATTTTTTCATTGCTTACTCATATCATTCCAATTATCATATAAAATTTCTGAAGATTCTTCTTTTAATCTACTTTTCAAGTCAGATAAATCTTCTTCTAACCTTTTATGAAAGGTATCTTCACCATCATCTCCACATAATAACCAATCAATCCTTTGAGCATATACAGCAGCTTTCCTTAGTATTTCTACAGCAGTTTTGAACTCATTAATAGTTTCTTCTGAGTATTCATAAAAATGTTGTGCAACTTTATCTTGATTATCACGAACGATTTGATCTATCTCATCCGCAATATGGTCAATATTATATTGTTTATAATCGAAAAATCCTCCCGACATTTTTATCTCCTATATTTATCCGGTTATTTCTCTTCCATGATGACAAAACTTAGGTTCTTTCGATAACCTATTTTCGATGTCATCCAGAAGTTCATTTATATTATAAAGCTGACAGGCGTTTCCGTCAAGCCCACAATCATATCTTCGACTCGGTAAGGTTTCGCTGTTCTTAGAATGCATATGACCGTGTAGATGATAAGATCCTCTATGTTTTTGATCCCAAGATTCGATAGGGAAATGAAACATAACTACCATTTTATCATTAAAAAATTCTACATTGTATAGTTTAACCCAATCAAACATAGAACAAAATACGGGGCTTCTGATAATCTTATGATCATGATTTCCAATAACTAATCTTTTCGTACCATTTAACCTTTTCAATATTTGAACTGTTTCTTTAGCTGGGCCGAAAGAAACATCACCTAAGATATAAACAATATCATCGCTTGAAACCTTTTCGTTCCAGTTTCTGATAATAGATTCGTTCATATCTTCAACGGATTCAAATAACCTAGATTCAGGGCAGTATTTGATTATGTTTTTATGGAAGAAATGTAAATCAGAAGTTACAAAGGTGTTCATTATTTTACTCTATATTTCTTAAACTCGCATTCGAATATTCTAGAATATGCTCTAACCAGCTCTATGAAATTCATATCTGTTTTCGCATAATTAATCTTATTTACAATATAATCAAACCTCTCGCTTGATTCGAGAGGTATTTGATATTGTATTCCCTCGTATATTTTAATATCTTTATCCATAATAATTACTATTCAAACAATCACGAGTAAATTTTAACCGTTCTTGCTCCGAAAGTAAAGTGAAAAATTCTATATTCTGTTGTATCTTATCAATCAACGGATAGAATTCTTCTTCAATATTCTGTTTGATATCTTTACTTAACAATCTATCGGTTTTACCACACCTTGCTAAAAACTTATTTGTTAGGTAATAAGGTGATTTGATTTTAGTAGCCCGACCATCATCCGTATATATAACATACCCTTCATGCTTTACTTTCTTAACTCGATCTTTAATTTCACCCATAGTAGTATAAATTATTTCCGGCGCTATTCCGCCATCCAATGAAAATCCTCCAGAAGAAGGAATCTTTGGATAATCAAACTTTGCGCCCCAATTATTTTTACGACGACCTAGATAATATACCCCCGCTTTTTCTGGTACAATATGAGGATCGTTTGGATGAACACATTCATATAGTACAGTACAATTACAAGCCTTTAACAAAAAGGTTAAGAATTTCATTTCTTCTTTATCATTTTTGTTATGCTCGTAGAACATTTCTTTACCCATTTTAACATAATCAGAATCAACCGATCCAGTCGTACTGAATAAGAAATCTCCATTATACCAAGATACTGCTAACATAAAGCCATTAACTTTACGAACGGCAGTTACCATCTCATCATCATTAATTATCGGAGCATTTTTTTCGATACCGAAATTATATATTTTACGAAAAGGGTTTGCGATTAGGTTATAGTCAGAGTCTATAACTGCGCCCCGACTATTTTCTATGACTTCATTCCAGATTCCGTCGTAGAAACAACGGTTTTTATATTTTAATACATAAACTCCTGGTAATGAAGTTTCTTTTTTAGAAACCAGTTTAGGATTAGCTTCTACATACTTTTTGACGGAATCTTTAGTAATCATATTTTCCTACCAGCTGTTAATACTTCTTCTCTTCTCAAGACTTGATATCCGCCCTTATTGTAGGCTATTGATACAATATAGTTCTTTGATACTTCTTTCTTATATTCATCTCGCGCTTTAGTCGCGACATAAGTATGATCCTCTCGTACTGAAGGAATTTTTGATGTATCATTAGCCCAAGAAGGGATATTCAAACCAGAGTATTTAGTTTCTTTTACCGGCTTAGAACTCTTCGGCAATCCTTTACCGAAGATATAATTCCAATATTGTTCTTCTGTTAGTTTCGATTCTCCATTTTTGGCCCTAAGAATATTAAAGCTGCACATATCAGCTTTATCTTTTTTTGTGAGCTTTTTATTCTTTGGTGATTTCAATGTAGAGTACCTTTATTCAATAATTTAAGATTCAAAACAAAATTTTCTACAATACTACGGACTAAACTAGCAACCAATAAGGTATTACCAATTTCTGGATCAAAAAACTCAGGGTTGTCCAAAACCCCAAGAGCAATCAACTTAAAAGATTCTTCTTCGTTGATATTAAGCATACCGAAATCAATAGGATCTTCTTTTGATATTTCCATAGCAATAGAAACTACTTCGGCTACAGAAGGTTTAATCATTATACACCCATATGATATTATCTTCTGATATCAATCTATATTCAGTTGAGTCGATTTCAATGGTATTATTCCAATCTAGGAATACTTCATCGCCCACCTTTACTTGGGTTACATCACCGCCCACGGCTTCTACTAATCCCCTATCAGGGTTAATTGAAACTTTCAATATAATACCAGATTCAGTAACCTTTCCGCCATCAAGTACTGATAAAATTACATTCTTTCCTATCGGTTTCAGTTTCATATTTCCTCTTTACGTTTTAATTTTCTGCATAAAATATATGATGACCAATTTTAGCTTCGGTCTTCATTTCTCTGGCCCATTTTGGTTTAGGGATATAATCTCCATGATAGAATAAAGATTTATCTAAATGAGCAACCCGTATTCCCCTGGAGAATTCTTTAGCGACAAACAAAGATGAATCCCAACGAGGTCCTTTTGGTATTTCTTCTCTCATACGTTTGAATATAGTCCAAGAAAACTGTTCTTTAGCATATACTACAGAACAAAAATCTTTTCCCCATCTACCCGATTTAACTCTATTATATGTAATAGTAGCAACTGCCATCTTACCCAAATAATGTTCAAACTTCGCTTCTTGATAAATGTTTGTTGCTAGACAAATCATCTCTTTTCTAGATAATTTAACTCGCTGATGAGTATTCATTAATTCAACGAATTTTCTTTTTGGAGGACTAGGGTTATATGTAGGAACGGGTTCGGGAATCTTTTCTAAATAAACCTCAACAGTTCCTCGCCTTTTACGTTTATCTATAATATCTGATATAGATATCGACATTACAAATGAAGCTAATACAGCGCAAATACAAAAAAGAAGCACCGATTCTTTAGAGAACGTTTTTAGGGAGATCATGGGGTTTATTTGTTTGTTGATTGACCATGATTAAATTATACGGCCATGCCACAAAAAAGTAAAGCGAGAAAACTTTCGTTCGCTCGCTTTCTTATCAGATTTGATTATTTAATCAGCCCTGTGGATTTTGTTCCTGCTGAGCCATAATTTGAGGAACGGCTTGTTCTTTAATCTTTTCGATTAAATCCGCGACCTGAGAATATTGAGCTTGTCCCAGGATTCCTAAAATTCTGTTAATTTCATTAATATCTAAACTAAAGTGTATCATTTCATTTCCTCTATTATAAAAATATATTATCCAAGTCTGGATTTAAGTTCATTGGTTCCTATTAGCTCTATCAATTTACTTTGAGAACCACCTATGCTAGAAAATTTACTCACCGACGACAATTTCCTAGAAATCTTTAATGAGTTTCTATAAAAAGTCAGATCGGCGGATTCTCTATTTGTTAACAATGTATTTAACGTATTAACACGAGAGTTAATTAGGTTAATTGCCGAAGGACTAATAAAAGTATTATTATTCCCTGTATATATTGAAGAATTTAACGTAATATAATCAGCTGATATAATCGTATTATTGGAAGATAAATAATCGCCGATATACAAACTGGTAAAATTGCCCAATATGGGTTTATTATCTTCTATTCCATCAGTTTTATTAGTAAGAGTTAACATTTTCTTACCAATATTCATAGCACTATCTAAATCAGGATATGAAGAAGTATTAGCTGATTCTTTTACTCCAGATAACCTATTAGTATGAGCCAGAAAACTAGAAATCGTTTCAATCGCGGTATTACAACTTTCATATAAAGTATTAGCCGCATCAGAAGATCCTGACGTCAGATAATGATAAGTCGTTGTATTTGTTTTAGTTTTAATATTCTTTATTGCATTATTACAAGAAACCAAAGTAGATTCTAAGGGATTCTGATAATATGTAATATCGGTATCATTATCAATATCATCTATTTGCCATTGTTTTAGATTACTTTTTTGTATACTGAATAATTGTTTTGTGCCTTCAGATAAATCTAGAGCATCTCCAAATTTACTGGTATCAAAAGTCGAATCGAAACCTAATTTATCATATATTGACATATTTTATACTAGTGGTGGAGTTGTAGGACTTCCCATATTACCATTTCCGTGAATATGAGTTCTTAATGAAGTTATACCGGCGATAACATCAGCAGTTGATTCTATCAAACCAGTACAAGATATAACTCCAGTAACAGTATGAGCTCCTAGCACGTTGGATAATCCGATTACATTCAAGAATCCACCAGTGAGTCCAACATTTAATCCTATATCTATATGACCAACCCCAGGAATAGCTGCCGCCGTAGGCATTATAGCAGCAGTGGGGCCAATCATTAACGATCCAGGAGATCGTATACTCATAATACCCATTACTGTCATTTGAGACGTTATATTACCGATAGCAGAGATACTTTGATTCCCTCCAATATCCCCACCTACAGTTAAATCTGTATTTATGACTACTCTATCTGCGTTTAATACTATAGCTCCGGTTGCGTTTAATACTAAATCTCCATTAGTTATTTTACTATCGGATTTCGATGAATCTGAACTTAACTGCTTATATTCTCCGGCAACCTTTTGAATATAATCTCCATCAACTAAAAGATTATAATTACCCGTTACATGAGTCGAACAATCTCCATTTACGACTATATTACAATGTCCCGTAATAGCTACGTTCTTACCGTTCGCACATATGTCGTATATCGTACCTTTAGAATTAACTACAATATCTCCATTCGGTTGCATTTCAACGAATGTACCTGAACTATGATATAGTCTTACTCTTTCTCTATTTGGAGTATCATCCATTTCAAAAGAATGACCAGAGTCAGTTACTGTGGCTGTTACATATGGATATTGAGGTTTATCCTTTTCATTAGCTGCTGATTGAGGTTGTATCCACGATTTCGATTCCATAATAATTCTCTACGGTTGTTGTATTGCTACAGTTGGCGTTGGGGTGGTAGAAGCTTGATTTAATAAACCCTGACCTTGAGATTGTATCTTTGAAGCTGATCCCATAGTTTCGTTAATGATAGTATTAGTTTCATCATATAACTGCTTTACTGGTTCTAATTGAATTCCAGCAGCTTGTTCTAATAACCCCTGAAACTTACTTAGGCAATCAAAAGATTGAGATAATAGGGCAGCAGGTAAAGTAGCAATAAATGTTACCACTTGAGCGATAGCGTTTATTACTGATGTAATACATTCAATTAAATCTTTAAGAATTTTAACATATTCCATTATAGTATCCATCCAACCTTTAATAGTTTTATAAGCATTTCTTATATCATCTATTATCGGGCTTTTTGATGCCGGAAGCCATTCGCTAACTTTAACTACAAGTCTTTTTGCCCAATGTTCAGCCAATAACTTTAATTCTTCTCCACAAACATCCAATTTAAGATTAATAGTCCAATCGCATTGAGCCGTTAATTCCCTATTTGTTTTTCCTATAGTAGTTTCAGGCCCGCATTCTCCAACTGCTATTGCTGGGGTTGAAGGTCTATTTGTACCAGAAGCCGCTACAGTTTTTTCAGTCCCCGCTTTTAATTCCGGAGGATTAGTTTCTTTTACTGATCCGTTAGATGCTGTAGCTTTTGGAGCCGTGTATATTTTAGTATCAGAACCAGACAAACTCGATAAATAAGCAACCGCTTCTTGTTGAGTATCAAACGAAGTTACTATTCCAGATTCTATGTTTTCTACTTCGTAGATAGCAGAAAATTTTCCATAAACATCTTCTATTTTTTTTATACTATATTTATCTGTTTTATATACAGTAGAGACTATTTGATATGTATTATCAGCCATATATTACCTCAATCCAGGAAGGACGCCCAATACTACAGGAAATTGACCAGTTTCTCCATCCATAAAGAATCCTACAACCCAATCGCCAATAGTAGGCGATTGAAATGATTTTGAATTATTTATCGGTAGAATTGGATGAGACCATGGTAAATCGGCTGTTGGTAATTGAGTAGTATCCGCAGTATGATAACCAAATATCCTAACTTTACATCTACCTAATCCAAGCGGGTCGATTCGATCTTCAATCGCTCCGACCCACCATACAAAATCTTTCAAACCATGGAAATTATTAAAATTCATATTAGTGGTGGGCTTTTACCGAACCAGCAATACCTTTAACCGGACCAGAAGATTGTTTCATAGTAACAGAAGCCAGTTTTTTACCAGGCGTTCCATCGGGGTTTTTGGCGTGAATATGAAAACTGATTCCAGAAGCTTTTGCGACATATCCATGTTCATGGCCAGTATATTTTTTAGCGAAGTCTTCGGCTGGATTTTCTGCGTGATGAGAAACTTTTCCGGCCTTTGATACTTTAGTATGAACTCTAATATGTTCATGTAAAGTATCTGGAGAAATTAAACTTTTCATTAAATGTTCTACATGAGTTGGATGTAGATTATTTATTGAGTCTGCGTAATGTTTAGCCATAGCAGATCTTGTACTTAATGAAGACTTTTTCGCTTTTTCAGAATTAGCCTTGGCTTCATTACCATTCTTTCCTTCTTTATCTAGTTTAAATTTCTCGTGATTGATGTCTCGAGAATTGTTTTTATCGTATCCCAATGCATGTAAATTTTCACCATGAGATGAAATTAATCCGGAAATGTGTCCGGTATTAGCTTTCGTTAATCTATTTAATTGTTCTATTCCTGGGTTTCTTAAATTCGGTTTTTGAGAACCTACTTTTAAACTCACGCCTATAAAATGTCCAGTATGATCATGTTCATCTTCATGTTTATGAGTATGAATCATTACATCTGCATCGGAGTTAGGATCATCATCTCCAGTAAATTGTTTATGATCTTTTTTATTTGAAGTCCAAGCTACGCCTTTAATTCTTGAAAAATCATATTTATGACCCAAATGTTTTCTAATATGTTCTGCGGCTTCTCTCGCCCTTTTATCTGCAGCAACATAATCTTCATGATTAACTCCATAATTACCCATACTATCAGGAACTGCCAAATGATTACGGACTATATGATCGTGAGTATCTTCTGGAGATTTTTGGGTTTCCGGATCTCTATAGTGAGTTGGTAATTTTTGATCGGGGCTAAGGTATTTTGCTACTAAAATTTCATGGAGTTTACCCTTTGCATCTGAAGACGATATTTCTTCTGCGATGAATTGCTTAAAACTTAACATCATTAATTCTCTTCGTAAATAAAACTATTTAGTAAAAAATTAATGCCTTATCCTCTATAGACAAGGCATTAATTTAACAAATTATCTTAAATAATAGGGAAGTTAAGATCTTTATCATCGGGGATAATTTCTTCTTCTACTACATTACCGTCATCGTCAAAACCTACTCCAGCATCAATTTTTGTATATAGATCAATAAATGCATCTCGAGTATGAGATTCAAATCTAGCTACACACAAACTTATAGCTTTTAACTTATCGTTATTGAACATACTATACGCCTGAGCAATATGAACTAAACGACGAGTTGATATAATCTCATCAATACCACCATTCTCAAAAGTCTTACGAATAACCCTGGCCCACTTTACCAGTTTTTCAATAAAATCTTGATCTGTTAGATGATGATTAAGAATCTTCTTTTCAACTGATTCAGAAGGAAACTCTTGTTCAAAAGTAACCGGCAACCTTTCTAGGAAAGCTGAATCAAGAATCTGAGATAGATACTTACCCGTTTCATCACCATAACCTTTTGAGTTTGCGGTCATAATAACATTAAAACCTTCAGCCGCTTTAATATATTCTCCAGTCTTTGGATTAAAGAAACCCTGACCTTCTAATATACCATTCAGAATAAGAATGTTATTAGGATTAGACCTATCAATTTCATCCAGTAGCAATACCCAACCGTTACGCAAACATTGAATAACCGGCCCTTCGGAAAAAGTAATGTTACCATCTACCAAAGTAGGACCGCCAATCAAATCTGTTTGATCAGTTTCAACCGAAAAGTTTACTCGAACGCATTCGCGTTGTAATTCAGCACAAACCTGATTTACAAGGAATGTTTTACCGCCGCCAGAAGGACCGGCGATAAAGATAGGGTAGAATAAACGAGATTTAATAATTTTCTTTAAATCATTATAAAAACCAAATTTTTCAAAGTTTGGATCTTTCTCGGGAACTAAATTAGAATGATTACTGCGTTTAATTGGAGCCTCCTTGAAAGAAACTATATTTTGAATTACTGGGGGTTTAGATAAAGTTTCTGCTATACCCGGAACTTGATAAATACCGCGAGAAACCCTATAAAAGTCATTAGTAAGCCAGGATGGCCAAGACAATTTAACTTCTGAATAAGAATCAATAAGATCCTTAATTTGTTTCGAAGATATTTGAAAATTAGGACCGAACGTATTTTCTACAGCATTAATGAAGTCAGCTTTTGTGGCCATAATAAAAAATCCAAGTTGTTTTGATGAGACTATAATTTACTACACTTCTTAAAAAAAGTAAAGCCCTATTCTATATTAGTTGCTTCCCATCTTTCGTACTCGGTGTTAAATCTTATCACTTTGATAGGACCGTTAGAGTAAAAGGCATGTGGTACTTCAGGGTCTAATTCAACGTAAGTCCCCGGAACGCATTCTATTTCTATATCATCTAGGACAAAATAGGCTCGGCCTTCTAAGAAAAGTCGAGCCTCTGGCCCTGTATGACAATGCCTTTTCATATACAAAGAAAGGCTTGGAGAATAAACATCAGAAAAAGGATACTTCCTAGTTACATACTGAATAAAATTTTCGATATTACTTTCACTAGAAATATCAATATTAAACATATTATAATTAGCCATTGGGGTTTTTTAACTTCCTCATTTTATTTAACGTGTTACGAACAAACTTATTATGAACTTTGATCTTATCAAAATTTACTTCATCAGAATCATCTTTATCTTTATATAACATAAAAGCCTTTAGCTTTTGTTTTGTACTTTCTGTTACTGGGACGCAGTTAGGAACGGTCTTTCCATTCTTTTTTTTTAATCCTACAGCTTTATAACCCTTCCAGCAATCTTCGTCAACAGTATCTTCATCAACTCCTTCTCTCATCTCAGCTGATAAATAATCATCAACGCTGGACATATAGCTTTTCGCTAGAGTTATTTTAGATTGAACCCACTCTGGTAAATTGGTATCATCTTGTAGCATAGCGGAAACTCTTTGAGCGTGCATACTTATAATATAAAGGTCATTCTTAGCCATTTCTCCCTCAAAATCATATTCTCTTGAGTCTTTGGCTTCTCTAAGGTCTTTGAAAGTTTTCATAAAATTTCCTTCGATAAATTTAACTATTTAGGTTAGTATTTGATTCTATCATCAACGCAGTACATACTTAGTTTATTATTTTTCCGAAAGAAGTCAAGCGAAATTTTTTACTTGACTTCTACGGGACTTGGGTTTATGATAGCTTTACGATCAACCAAAGAGAAAACGAAAATGTCTGTTTCAGAAATAAAATCAAACCTTGCTCGTCTTATGGCTGAAGAAAACCTTATCGTTGAACAGCGTAAAATAGAAACTGCTTTCTTTGATAGCGAGGCTCGGTTACTAGCCATTCCTACATTTAAAGAAACCGTGTCTGTAAATGTTACTGACTTAATGATTAGTCACGAATGCGCTCATGCTTTATATACACCCCATGAAGGTTGGAGAGATTGTATTGAATTTGAGGGTATTCGGAAGAGTATTATCAATGTAGTTGAAGATGCTAGAATAGAACGTAAGATTAAATATAAGTATCCTGGCCTTCGTTCTATTTACTTTGCCGCTTACAAAGAACTTCTTGAAATGAACTTTTTCGGTTTGGATGGTAAAAACCTATCGAACCTTAATTTGATTGATAAGATTAATCTTCATTTCAAAGTTGGTTTTATGGTGGGTTTATACTTTAATGATGCCGAACAAGAATTTGTAGATAAAATAGAAAAAATTGAAACGTTTGATGAAGCGGTTGAAATATCCCGCGAGATTCAAAAGTATATGAAAGAAAATACTATGAATCAGTTTCAAGAGTTCCTTCCTTTTGATGAAGATGAAGAAGATGAAGACGGGGAATCGGTTGATATAGAAAAATCCGATAAAAATGATTCTGGAGAAAATGATGTAGATGATGATATAGATGATATAGATGACGGCGATGGAATCGACGAAATTGAAGAGGAATATGAATGTGGAGAAACTGGCGATGAGTTAGATTCTTTAACGGATAAAGCCGCTAAAGAAGCGATGAGTATTATACTATCAGAAGATAACAAAGAATCTTTTTATGTTGATCTTAATGATGATGTATACAAAAATTATATTGTAGATCATACTACGATCTATTCTAGATTATCTTCAGCGTCGTTTGGTAATTTTGAACCGACCGCTTTTAATAAATTTAAGGAAGAAAATAACTCGGTGGTATCTTTTCTTGTAAAAGAGTTCTTATTAAAGAAAAATGCTATGGGTCGTCGTAAAATTAAAGTTTCAAAAACCGGAGATGTTAATCTATCTAAATTATATCAATATAAAATAACAGATGATATATTCAAACGATCGACTTCAGTACCGAATGATCAATCTCATGGATTAGTATTCTTTTTGGATTGGTCTGGTTCTATGTCTCTTTATATTAAAGATACTATGAATCAATTAATCTCTATGCTTTTGTTTTGTCGTAAATTGAATATCCCGTATGAGGTCTATGCATTTACTTCAGCCTATTACGACTATGATAAACACAAATACGTTAATTTTTCTTCATTAACTAGTATGCGTTTTCCTGAGAAAACTTCTATAATAGAACCATTAAAATTAATGAATTTATTTTCATCAAGAATGAATAATCTTCAATTTGCTAATGCTTGTAATTATATGTTATGTACAGCTGAAAATTTAGATTATAATAATCGGTATTATTGTATCGTTCCTAAATGGTTAGTTTTGAATAGCACTCCTCTGAATCATGCGATTTTAATATCTGAACCTATAATGAAAGAGTTCAAAGAAAGGACTAAAGTACAAGTTATCAATTCAATATACCTTACTGATGGAGAATCTCATTCTGTATTTTTTCAATATAAAAAAGGCTTACATATTCTTAATGATGTAATATCAAGTCCAACTAAAAATGTTTATTTACGAAACAAAAAAACCAAAGCAACTCAACTTATAAACGAAACTTCAGATACAACTGCAAAAGATGAAACTAATAGCTGTATAAAGTTTATAAAACAATATTCTAATTTTAGAATGTTTGGTTTCCGCTTAATAAGTACCAATGCGTTCAAAAAGAATTTTAATCTTGATTCTAACTTCAAAGATAAAAGTAAATTTCAAGAATATTATACAAAATTATCAACGGAAAATCATTTCAAGGTTGATGGTAGCGCATACGATGAGTTTTATTATATTAGACCCATCAAAACTAAAAATGAAGATTTAATTAATGAAATTAAAGAGAAAGATAGTGTTAGTTCTATTACTAGCAAATTTACGAAGACAATGTCCAATCGGGTAAATAATAAAATTTTCCTGAAAAAATTTATTGAATTTATTAGCTGAGGTTTGAATGTTCGCATTAGATATAGAAACCCTTTCTAACAGGGAAACTGCCGTAGTATTATCGTTAGCGATATTACATTTTGACGAGAAAGAAACTTATACATATAAAGAACTTCTTGATAATACTTGTTTCGTGAAGTTCAATCTAAAAGAACAGATTGAAGTATACGAACGTACAACCAATAAAGAAACTATTGATTGGTGGAAGAAGCAATGTGATATAGTTAAGAACGTTTCCTTAGTTCCTAAGAAAACTGATATGAACGCGATTGATGGATTAAAAGTCGCTCGAGATTATATTAAATCAAAATCACAGGGAGATGAAATAGTTTGGACTCGCGGGAGTCTAGATCAATTCGCTATAGATTCCTTATGTGATTCGGTTAAGGTTCCGTATCTATTTAATTATGGTCAATATAGAGATTTCAGAACTGCTATAGATCTCCTGAAAGAAACTTCCGTGAGGGGATACTGTACAATTCCTGACTTTAATAGAGATATTGCTATCAAACACGATCCCGTTCACGATGTGGCTCTAGATGTGATGATGCTACTTTTCGGAAAATAGTGCTTTACTTTCGTTGCTGGTCGGGGTATCATATTTCTAAATCAAAACAAAAGAGGTAAAAAATGAGATTCTTAGTGTTGCGTGGCAGAGGAAATCCTGGTAATATTGAATGTAGGTATTCAATTTTTGACGTGGTTGAAACTAGCGATACAAACGTAGATAATCAACTCAGAAAGTATTCATATCGTACTTTCTATAATATGGGTGCTCGAGCCAAGACTATGAGAGAAATGGTATACAAAACCAAAAAGAACGTCCCTATGGGTGATGTTAATTTTTGCGATCCGGTAGATGTTTATCATCACTCTCATACATATTTAATGTTTGTTCCTATGTCGGCATTTCTAAAATGGGGAACTTAATTGCATTACTGTTCATGCTTTGTTGGGGATTCTTTAATGTAGTATTACTTGAAGAGATGGGGGACAAAGCCTGGGGCTTTTGGATAATACTTTCCGGATTATTTTTCAGAATTATTCTTTTATATTTTGGGGTTTGATATGTATATTGAAGATTTCAAAGATATCGTTTCTAGGATTGAAACTGATATGAAAAATGAAACTAAATACTTAGACGAGATATCTAAATTTCCTTTAGACTTAACTGAAATAATTTGCGATAATGAATATATAAATATAGTCCAACATCAGAATGAATACCTTCAGAGAATTATATTTGGAGAAGAATTGTACGATTGGGTTTATTGGTATTTGTATGATAGAAAAGGTTGGGGTAGAGATGAATATAAAGTTGAATATGATGGGGTTAAGTATGTAATATCTGATATTGATAGTTTCGTCGATTTTGCTAATCACGCATTAGGTTTAAAGATGAAACCGATTGGAGGGTAATATGCACCAAGAACTTTACGAGATGGAGTTTCATTATGGAGATAATTTGATCGGAATAGGATATAACTTAACAGAGAAAGAAGCCGATAAGATTTGGGGAGAATGGGAAGAACTTGATAATGATTGTTGGTGTATGGTAGTTTATAGAATGAATTAAAAGAATTCGTCACTGGCGGATATATTATTAACTAAATGAGGTAAAATATGAAGAAAATTGTACTAACTGTAATGTTCGCGTTCGCTTTTGTTGGTTGTGCTAGTAAGGGTGATGTTACTGCTCTAACTGCTAGGGTTACTGCTCTAGAAACCCAACATACTGCGATGGAAGCAGATCATAAGCAAGTGGTTGCTGATCATACTACTATTATGAATGACCATGCTACTATTAAGGCAGATCATGAAGAATTGGTAGCAAAAGTTGATCGTGCTTTCGCAAAACGTAAGTAAATAATATAAAGAGCCATTGATTATATCTTTGGCTCTTAACTAATTCGTTGATGTTGACAAAATAATTATGGTCATAGAAATAAATGAAAAAGATTTAACTGATATTAAAAGAAAAATTAAATATTTGGTTAAGATCAAAGAAAACTTGATGAAGGAACAAGATGTTAGATTAGTACAAGATGATAAACTCGAGAAAAAACTCAAAGGTAAGGAAAAAGATTATCAATCAATATTGAGTTTATATGAATCTAATATCAGCGAAATTTATGATAAAAAAGATCATAATTGTTTTTATGTTTATTTCCATTGTGATCCCAATTCGCCTTTGAATATTGGTAAAAATGCAAAAGATTTATTTGCGGCATCTATAGGATTAACCCACCGACCTTTCTACGTTGGTAAAGGAACAGGAGATAGATACAACAACACCAACAGAAACGATAGTTATGCAAAAAAGAAACAACAAATAAAACAATCTGGTAAAGAAATTATTATAGTTAAATGGAAAGAAGAATTGTCTGAAGACATATCATTTATATATGAATCTAAATTTATCGACATTTTTGGATTACTTTCTTTTAATCAACACAATTGGTTAGTGAATTTAGATGAAGGTAAAGATAAAGAAAGAAGAAGGAGTCTATATAAAAAAGGTTCTAGAAGGATTTTACTATCAAATAAAATGATAGTTAATTAATCTGCCACAGAGTATGTGGTAACTTTGTGAGGATACTACGGTAACACATCGGTGAGATTCCGATCACCTCCACCAGAAAGTACATTTATAGCCGATATAAAGAGACACTAACGGAACTACAGGATTTGTCTCATATCCTGTACGAGAATGTACTTTCTAATGGGGGTGAATATATTCGACTATCTAGGATAATCATAAAGGGATCGGCAATATGAAAGTCGTTAGGATCGGGAGTACTCGGTCGAAGAAGTAAATAAAATTAAACGCAAACGATGACGTTTATTCTTACGCAATTGCTGCGTAAGTGAGGTTTTCGGGGATTTC